TCCCTTGTTCTCCTACTTCGGCGGAGACCTGAGCGATCAGTCCGAGGTCAGCGTCTTCCTCCGCAACAAGCTCCAGCCCATCCTACACGAAACCAAGGTCGCTTGGATCTGGATGCACCATGTCTCCAAGCCCCAACGCAAGGAACCCGGCGAACCCCTCACCACCATGGAACTGGCCCACTCAGGGTTCGGATCCAGCGAACTCGCCAACTGGGCGCGGGAGATAGCCGTTCTCCATGAAGTAGGCCAATCAAAGCCTAGGAAGTTCCAGCTAGCCTTCTGCAAGCGGGGCGGGAGGATCGGACTCCCTTCCCCCATTCTCAACCTTCAGCACTCAGCCACCGACATCCAGTGGGAGGAGTGCAACCCCCTCGCGTTCACTGGGGCGGAACTGAAGGAGCAGAAGCCTTCTTATCCTCGTCGAGGGCGTCGCGCATAGCCTTGAACCATTCATCGCTCTCGATTGTAGCGCGGGCCATCTTCATAGCCTCACGGGCTTCGGTGGCCCTTTTCTGTATCTCGATGACATCGGGATCAACGTCCTCCTCGGGCTCCGGTTCCCCCTCCTCCTCCACCTCCCTCCGCTTGGACGCCGGACGCTTCCGCTCCAGTTGGCCAAGGATTCGTTCGTGCTTCTTCACCGAGGTCTTCAGATACGCGACATCACGCTTCAGTTCATTGATCGTCCTCAAGAGCAACGCCACCCGGTCCTCGTCCTCCGGTGGAACCCAGTCGCACCCACGCCACTGCCTATGAACCATGTCATAAACTATGACCTGGGACTTCTTGTTCCTCATGGAATTGAAAGCCCGGATCGCCCGACCCAACTCACAGGCCAGATTCTCCCGGAGGTAGGCCAGTACCTCGGACTTGTCCGGGTCGGCATCGTGGCGTTGCGGGGGCATCAGTCGGAACATCGACCGAAGCGTGGAACCATTGTCCAGATAACTCATAGCAAGAACAAAATGCACTGCACAAAATCAACCGTCAATGCAAAGGAAGATAGATTTTGCAACCCACCGCACAAAGTTATCATCCCTCCTGCTTCTCTCCCTAGAGGGAGATTTACACTCCCTCTACTAGGGAGTTAAAAACCGCAAACGCCGCAACGCTTTTCGGGGGCTCTAACGGCCCCCGCGCTGCGGCTGCGGTTTTTCGGAACCCTCCGACTGATTGCGAAGTGCCAGTTTGGAAGCGAGGGGTGGATGGGGATTGCTGGAGCGGAAATGGGGCTAGGAGCGTGTTTGATGGTGAAAGTGACCTTGGATGCGAAACGGGGGTGGGACCGCTTAGAAACGAAAAGCCCCGGATGGGGGTCCGGGGATCGCTTGGGAGGGTGGATGGAAGGGGATGATTGGCCTACTCCTCCTCACCAAGGAAGAAGTCCTCAGGCTTCTCGCTCATCGTCACCCCGTCCGCCCATGTCAATGGCCAGACTATGGTCGTACCAACTTGGTTGATCAGGAAACGGTCGGACGCACGGAAATTGCGGGCGATAGGCTTGTCGATGATAACCTGATACGCCCCGTTCTTCCAATGCACCGTGCGCCCGGAGAGGACCGCCGCCTTGATCTCTTCGAGCGTCACTTGGCACCTCCGTTCGCCTTCTTCGCCACACCCTTCCAACCAGTGTACCGGCTGTCACAGTAGACCAGCACATCACAGACATCCACGCCGGGGATGCTCACCACCACTCCAAACGGACGCTTCTGGGTACGAACCGCAACCATCCCAGAATCCACAACCTTGGCCCGCAGGAACTCATCGTACTGCCCCCAATCCTCGTACTCACCCTCGTCCATCCAACGAGCCTTGGCCTGCTCCACAGCAGAGTTGATCTTGCTCGCGTACCCGCTGATCAGTCCGATCAGCTCTTCCTTCGTTTGTTTCATCATCGTTGTTCCTTGTTGCACCACCGCACCATGCGGCGATGGACGCAACCTACCGCACCATATCCATCAGCGTCAAGAGGGAAAATACCGCACCATGAAGATTTCCTGTACCCCGGTTCCGGATTTCCGATTCCCGAATTCCGAATTCCGTATGGGGTATGGGAGTTCCGGAATACCGCACCATGTACTCACGGCTCCGCGGATCGCGGGCGCGGGCGGGCGCGGGCGGGCGCGGGCGGATGTAACGGGGTGGGACATGGCGTGTCTTACCTCGGAGTGCTATGTAAATAGAGGGGTGGGACATCGGATGTCCTAGGGGGGGGGGAAACCTGGGGAAGGGGGACAAGGAAGGAAGGGCAGACTGGCCCACTAGGAAGGACAAGCGGGGCGTCGGTACTATCGGCAACAAAAAACCCCGTAGGGTTGAACCTACGGGGCGTGGTGGGGACTTGGATTATCTACCGTTGCCAGCGAGCGCAGAGAGAATGAGCAATAGGGTAAACAGCAAACACAGGGCAAGATACCCTAGGACACGGAGAAGAGGCTTCACTTAAGCTTCCTTCCATCGATCGTGTCCACACGGTATTTCACACTGGGCTTCGTGACCATGGATTGAACATTATCCCAGCACGGAGCGCAGATCGCACGCACCGTAAGGCACTTTCCGGATTCAATTTCCCACACCGTGAATTCCACGGAGGACTTCCAATCCATTAGGTTTTCACAGCGTGGGCAGAACATCACACGACCGACCGTCGCGCACAGGCTCTGCTTCTCAATCTCCCGTTTGAATTGATCGATCACAGCACACCCCCTTTGAAATGGACAGCACCCTTCCCGTGGACCGGGATGTGAATCGCTTGAATTCCACCCCGCGCACCCGCACAGGCCATACAATCGGCGCAGGGTGTCCCCGAGCGATCGCTGGCGCATAGGGTTTCTATCGTGTGGTGGTCGTGGTCGGGTGTGACGCGAAAGGTTGACCAGCCAAGCGAGCGAGCGATCACAAGTTCTCCGACCGTGTCTACCGATGCCATAAGGAGTTGTTTCCACCCTTGAAGCGATGGTTTTCGCCACTGGTGGGTGTAGCCTGTCCACCCGCTTGAAACACCAGCAATGGCAAGGGCGAGGCTGAGAGGTAAATGCGTCGGGTCACCATAGGCACCGAAGCGGACCTTGCGGCCCGCGAAGCAATCCATCCATTGCAAAACAGGGTATCGGCCCGCTTTCCACGCTTTCCAGATGCCAAGCGGTGCTTGCCCTTCGTTGACGTAGCAAGTCCGCTCCACACCGTGTTTTCCGTTTTCTTCGTGGCCACGGTGTCTGCAATTGCCGCAGATTAAGCGATCCAAGCCGGTTCTGATCGCGGTGACGGGATCTTCGGCTTTGACCAAGATCCAAATTTGAATCATGTCGCCGGTTTTCCGGTTGTCTGAAGGGGTGGAGAATCCCGTTGCGATGATCACACGGGATGAGTCCTCGTGGAGAATGAAGCCGTTACTCATCGGGAACCCCCGTTGATGACCGTGAAACGGTAGTTGTGGCCGGTCGTTTCGTTGCGGCCCGACGGGTACCCGATGAAAGCGGCAAACTCTACGATTGAGAGGTTCCGGGTGTAGGAGTCCTCCACGAGGGTTCGGACAAGTCCGCGACGACCGAAAGCCCGGCGAGCGGCACGGCGAGCGAAAATTTCAGCGGCATCGCGGATACCCGCAGCACGAACGGAGCGAAAGCCGTTGCAACGGTAGAGGGTCATTGGAGACCTCCAATCGATTCAATGAGGGCGACGATTGCGATGATGGCAAGGAATCCCAAGAGGCAGAGAGGCCCGTGGAATTTAGGGGGGATGCGGTGTTTCATTGGTTTTGGATACTGGCCACAATGACCAGACCAGATCCCACCCCGAAGGATGGGACCGGATCCGGTCACTGCGGGGTGATTCGTGCTGCGACACACAAGGAGTGATCATGCGTCCCATCGGTGTCGTTGTAGGAATAGTAAATCAGCCAATCGCCCGGAGGTCTCCAATCGCAACGGGTGATTCGGCAAAGAACCACACAGAAGCAATCTTCCGGAGTTCCGGAAATGATCTCATGATCTCCGTGTCGATTGCTCGCCTCGGAAATGACCCAGTCTGGGGTCTGATCGATGACAGCCACCGGGACGTAGGTTCCGGGCCGGTGTAGGACGTTGCGTTGCTCCACAGAAGCGTAGGGCTTCTCGGTCGTTGCTGCGGTCGTTTTTTTCATTGGAGCCGCCTATTTGAGACACTAGTCGACGGTTGTCGACAAAAAATGAAAAAAAGTGGCGAAGTGGCCTTTTTTAGGGGCGAAGTGCTGGCCATGGCCAAGGGTAAGACAACCAATGTCCCAGGGGATAAGACAGTCAATGTCCTAGGGGAAAACCAGGGAGGAAGGAAGGGGAAGGGGAGTCAGGGAAGGAAGATTGGGAGACCCCTCAAAATCCTTTCTGCTGACGTGACAAAAAAAGCGATTGAAGCCGCTCGCCTCGGAATTCCTTTGGAACGCATCGCGATTGGTTGTGGGTTCTGGAATAACGGAGCGGGGTGGCAATCGTACCTAGCAAGGAATCCGGCGTTTGCTGCTGAACTAGAACAAGCGCGATTCGAGGGGGAACTAGATCTCACTAGTGTAGTGAGACAATGCGGTAATGGCTGGCAAGGAAGCGCATGGCTATTGGAAAGGACTAGAGGCTATGTTGCCAGGGCGCAATTGGATCACACTACTAAGGGAAAGGAATTGTCAGTAAGCGGGTCACTGCTTGGGGCATTCGGTGGAGTGAAGTAATAGGATAAGCGGAGCAATAGTAATAGAATAGCGTAGTAGAATAGGACGCAGTGATAGACGACGGGGTAGGGGGGACCCCCACGAGGGGGGTGGGGTGATACCTGATAT